CCGGGCACCCCGAAGCTCACGATCATCAACGCGCTGCTGAACGCGATCAACTACGAGTCGCTGTTCTTCGATGAGTACGGCACCGCCGTGGCCCGTCCGTACGTCCAGCCCGCCGACAGGGCCAGCGAGTACGAGTACTCCACGGACGACAAGTCGGTGATCCTGCCGGACGCCGAGCAGACCCTGGACCTGTTCAGCATCCCGAACAGCTTCACCCTGGTCGTCTCGGACCCGGACCGGCCCCCGCTGACGAGTACATACGTAAACAACAACCCGGCCTCGGTGACTTCCACGGTGTCCCGGGGTCGGACGATCGTGCAGTACCTCGCGGAGCAGACCGCCCCTGACCAGGCGACTCTTGACGCTGCGGCTCGGAATGCGGCCTACGACGCCTCGCAGGTCTACGAGTCGATCAGCTTCACGACGGCCCTGATGCCGATCCACTCGAACGCTGACGTATATACGCTTACGTATAACGACCTCGGCATCTCGGCCAAGTACGCCGAGCAGTCCTGGTCCATGACCCTGGAAGCCGGATCGACCATGAAGCACTCGTGCCGTCGGTCCGTCCAGCTCGACTAGATCAAGGAGGTGCCGTGGACAGCATGGGCGTGGACTGCCCGACCCCGACGTTCAGCCTGACGCCCCAGGACTTTCTGGACACCGTCTCGGGCTACACCCAGGCCACCGCTCCGGATACCAGCGCCAACAAGCCGGTGAAGCTGGCCACGGTGATGGTCCTCGGTGCCTCGAACACCGTGCAGGTCCAGTTCGACGGCGAGACCGTGACGAGCACCAAGTACTACCCGTGCCTGGCGCAGTACAAGGCCACTGTGGGCGACCGGGTGGCTCTGCTGCCCTCCGGGACCACGTACGTCGTCCTGGGCTCTGTGGGGGCCACACAGGCCCTCAGCGGCACCACACTGACGACCACCGGTGACGCCACGATCGGCGGGAACATCTCCGCCAACAACTTCAAGGTCAACACCAACTGGACGCTGCTGAGTTCACTGGGCTCGTTCCAGAACTCCGCCGCTGCGGGCACCCGGCCGCCCCGGGTCCGGTCCATCACTCTGCTGGGCACCACGTACTGGGAGATGGCCGGAGAGATCGACCTCAGCTCGTACACCGGCTCGACCATGTTCTCCTTCACAGGCGGCTCCAGCTCCGCCTGGGCTCCTTCGCGGGAGCACGACTGGTCGGTGGTCGGCGGTGCCGGAACGGGCAACAACAGCCCGCAGAGGATGTACTGGAACGGATCCGGCAACCTGGGCATGGCTCCGAACCCCGCTTCGGCCCTTAGCTACGTCAGCCTCGATCCGATCCGGATCGTTGACCCGAAGAACCAGATCACATGAGCGGCATACCCCCAGCACGCGAGAACCCCGTCTGGGTGAACAGACGGGGTCTCGGTCCCCATGCGACAGGGACGTCTTCAGGATACGGGGACGGCGGGTCGTACAACTACCTCCCGGCCGCCCTCGCGTTATGTGAGGGGGAGACGGCATGAGCGATGAACTGCTCAAGCAGATCGCAACGTGGGGACCTGGTGGAGTGGTTCTCGTCTTGCTGATCCTCGGGGTACTTGTGACCAAGCGGGAGCTGACAGGCGCACAACAGGATGGTGAGCGATGGCGACAGTTGTTCGAGCAGGAGCGGGACGCGCACCGGCTTACGCAGGAAGCCCTGTCCCGGGAGCGGGAGCGTATGGATGCAGCGCTCGAAGCTGGCCGGACCTCCGCCATGTTGCTCCAGTACCTGGGCCACCAGCCCGCCCCCGTCATGCCGCCTCCCACCGGAAGCTCACTGACAAGCGGAAGTGGAACGCCATGATCTGGCCCTTCAAGCGGAAGACCTCTGAGGCAGATCTTGTTGAAGCCGAAAGGCACGTCAAGGAGTCCACCGCCAGGGCCAAGCGGGATCTCGCCATCTCGACGCAGAGGGCGGAAGAATCCCAGCACGTGGCGCGCATCCTCCGGGCCCACAACGAGTCCAACCACTACGACACGCTGCTGGAGGCGCTCCTGCACGGTCGCCAGCCGTGAACATACCCACCAAGGCCGTAAGGAGCTGAGATGGAACTCGCGCTGTATCCCCTGCTCGTCGGCGGCCTCGTCCTTGCCCTGAGCTTTTTCGTGGTCCACCGGCCCCGCCACTGGTGGCGTCCGGAGGCCATCAACGCCGTGGGCCTGATATGGGTCATAGCCGCCCTGTACGCGCGAGCCCTGATCGTCATGATGATCCGGGGCGGCCCGAAGCCCTTCGAGAGCGCCTGGGACGCCCTGTTCTCGCTGGGCATGGCGGCTCTGATAGACGCCTATCTGGCCTTCCGGCTCATCACGTTCCTCCGCTACCGTAGGAACCACCGAGCCACTCCATAATGGGTCGGCCCTCAACCGGGCTCGGTGCGCATCGGACAGCAAAAGGCCCCCACATCTCTCGTGGGGGCCTTCGCGCGTGCCGGTGGGCCTACGAGGTCTGCTGGTTCTCGTACGCCTTCTGGACGGCCCTGGAGATCGCGCTGGAGTTCACGACCTTCGTGGTGACCGAGCGGACCTCGGAGCTGACGGCCATCAGGACCCCGGAGGCGATCTCGTAGACCCAGACGGACCGGACGTCCTTGTTGAGGGTCTCCAGGTACAGCAGGGGCGTCTGGACCTCCTTGCCCGCCACGTCCTGGTCTTCGGTCAGGCGGATGGCCTTGGCCACCACGTCGACCTCGAAGGTGTCGTCCTGGGTCTTCTCCTGGACGGTGGCCACGGCGTGCATGAGGGCCAAGGCGTCCGGGACGGTCCGCTTGGTCTTGGCCACGTCGATGACGTCCGGGAACTCCTCGGCGGGCTCGGGCTCGTTGTGGACCTTCATCGGTCTCCTCGTGTCGTGTGTCGCATGGGTGTGGTGGCGTCAGGTTAGCGGAGCAGCAGCTTCGTTCCGTCGTAACCGTTGCGGATCAACGTCATCCGCCAGACGTCCAGAGCCTTCTGGGTACCGTCCCGGGCCTCCAGGTACGAGGGGCACAGCTCGTTGGCCACGTCCAGGAGGAACAGGGTCTTCAGCTCGCCCTTCTGGGCCTCCGTGAAGGCGATCCAGAGGTGGGCTCCTCGATGAGCGTCCGAAAGAAGGAAGCGCCCCTGGCGGGCCATCTCGGTGAAACGGATCTGGCCCAGCTCCTCGGTCTCCTCGTCGTCGGCCCACGCGGTGGCCGTGATGGCCTGGTAGGCGTTCTTCTGCTTGGAGACCCTCACCCGGACGTCCTCGATGCGGACGCGGATCCAGCAGCCCTGACCGGACCAGACCAGGTGGTCCGACGGCATCGTGCGGAAGGGGTTGATCGATGTCATGGTCTACTCCTACCTCGCGCCCATCTGGGCCATCTCGCGGCGCTTCTTCGCCAGCCACTCCTGCAACTCCGGGTCGGTGGCGGCAGCGGTCTTCACGGGAGCGGGCTTAGGGACGGTCTCCAGGGCCGCAGGAGAGGCCGGGAGCAGCTCGGGGGCCTCTTCCTCGTCCATCTCGAACCAGCGCCGCCAGTCGGCCTCAGAGGCGTTGGCGATCCGGTGGCCCATCTGGACCAGCAGGGCCTTCTCCTCCTCGGTGTCCGCCTCCATGGCCGCCTCAAAGTACGGCTGGGCGTAGAGCGGGGCGTGCTGGGCCCGGCGGCGCACCTCGATCTCCTCGAAGGTCTGGGGCCGCTGGATGCGCTCCTGCTCCTTGATGTGGTCCCACTGGAGCTTCCGAGCCCGGATCCTCAGGTCGTCGGGGGCCGAGCGCTCGATGACCTCCATGGGGATCGACCAGTCCAGGGTGTACACCGTCGCCCTGGCCGCTCCGGTCTTCGTGAGCACCGCGTGGTCCTTAAGCTTCTTGGCCAGCCGGGCGGCCTTCTTCTCGTCACCGACCAGGGCGGTCCACGCCTTGGCCGTCAGGGTCACCGTCTGGAAGCCCAGGATCATCCCGATCCTCCATCCCTCGGAGCCCAGCTCGGTCCTGCTCCTCCTCCACAGGTCCAGGGAGGGGTCCGACAGGGCCAGGACCCTCTCGTCGGAGAATCCCCCCGTAAAGACGTCACGGTGTATTTCAAGATCCTCAAGACCCTTCAGGGTCTTGTCCCCCAGGGGGGTAGGGGGGTTCTTAAAGGAGTAGATGTTGGTGACGTCTTCGCGGGGGGATTCGGCGAGGGCGTAGATGCCCTTCTCCCGGCCCTCGGAGTCCCAGGAACGTCCACGCTCGATGGTGCGGACCAGACCGAAGGGGGAGAGGCCACCGTCGTAGGAGGCCGTGGTCTCCCAGCACTGCTTGTCGCCGAGGCCGGAGGAGACCTCCAGGCCCCTGATGCCCCGGACAGGACCGTCGAACAGGCCACGGGTGATCCGGCACTCCTGGACAGACTCGGGGTTCGACAGGAGCAGGGCCTGCATCTGGCCGATGATCTCGAACAGACCCCCGGGCCGATTCAAACGGTCACTCGTACGGGTGACCGTGTCGGTAGTCCTGCTCGGACTTTCATTGATAGAGTCACCGTTGAGCACGGCGCTCCTCCTTCTAACTCGGCCCCAGAGCGGACACTCCAGGGCATCTACGAGACAGAGCACGGTGGGCGCTCGTCCTTCGTCGCAACTTCAAGGGCTGGGGAGCCTGTAGAGCGACAACGAAGCCCCGAACCTCCAGAGGAGTCGGGGCCTTCGTCATCTTGGGGGAGCTTACTCGATCTCGGAGGGGGTGGCCTGGGCGTCGTCCTCACGGGTCATCGCCTCCATGTACAGGTCCACGGCCTCACGGAGGATGAGGGACTCGGGGACACCGCGCTCCTCGGCCAGGTCCTCCACGAAGCGCGCGGCCTCCTCGGACATGGACAGGCACTTCTGGATCGGGTGTCGGGACTTGCGGGGCATCTGGGTCTCCTCTGGACTCTGACGGGCTGCTTCGTACAATCCTTAGAGTACTGCATTACTCCTTGACTTTCAAGGAGACTCCTGGAGATACTGAGTGCATCGGGCACCCACCCGACACCCATGCGACAGGAGACCAGCAGTGAAGAGGATCTTCCAGCACCACGACCCGGTGGAGTCCGCCACCTGGGTCATCGTTTACCTCATCCTCGTCGGCGTCCTCGGGATGGCCCTGAAGGGCCTCACGGGCTGGGAGGCGGGCAACTGCCTGGGGATGGCGGCGATGGCCCTGATGGCCCTCATGCTGGTCCGCATCGCCATCCTGGAGCGCCGGGCCGTGAAGGCCGCCAGGGCCCGTCAGAAGGCCCTCAAGGCCCAGGAGTGCCGGAAGTTCGTGGTGCAGCGATGAACTTCGACCACCTCCTCCCGCGCCTGGTCACCGTCCGGGCGTACACCACGGTCAACGGGAAGCGGCTGTACGCGCAGGCCCAGGTGGAACGGATCTTCTGGGACCGGATGGACCGGGAGCATCGGCAGCTCGTCTGGAGGGACGTGGAGAACCGGCTGGCCCAGGAGGTTATGAAGACCCTGGACATCCAGCACGAGCACGACTAAGGAATTTAAAAACGAGAAGGGCCCTGCCGGGTGAACGGTGGGGCCCTTCGTCGTACATACATACCGGCTTGACAGATACATACGCGAGTACGTATAGTCGTATGCATGAAGACGTTCAAGACCGCCGACATGCAGCGGCAGGGCAAGGTCATACTCGACACCGCGAAGACCGAGGGGCCCATCAGGATCGTTCGAGGCAAGGACATCTTCGTGCTCACGTACGAGCCCGGCGAGGACGGCGAGATGGAGCCCACCGAGGTCACCAAGGACGTCGCCCCCGGCATCCTGGAGGAGATGCTCCAGGTCCAGAAGGACATCCTGGAGGAGCTGAGGAAGGCCCCGAGGGCCGAGGCGGTCCAGAACGAGGCCCGGGAGGACTCCTGCCCCACGTGCCTGCACCAGGTCCACGAGGGCGGCTGCGAGCACTTCATCGGCACCTCTGGGGCCTGCGAGTGCGGATGGCCCCAGGAGGCCCCGAGGGTCGAGATCCCCGCTCAGGGAATCCAGAGGCCCGAGCACACCCCGAAGGAGCCCACCGACCGGGACCTGGCCTACGCCATGGACTACTACGGCCTTCGCATGGATCCGGCCACCGGACAGCCCGAGCTGACCCAGAAGGGCCGGGACGCCGGAGAGGCGTCTCTGAAGAAGATGGTCAAGCGGGGTCATGAGGAGGCCCTGCGCATCTGGGAACTGCCGGAGGACGACGCCGAGCGCTACCTGTTCACCCTGGCCGTCCAGATCGACAAGTACGAGAAGGCCATCGAGAAGTGCAAGACCGGTGACCCCGACTGGATCTCCGGGGCACCCCGGTAGGTCCTGAAGACCCGCAACACCCCAACAGGCTCCCCAGCCCTCACAACTGAAGGACGACGCCATGAGCATCACCCCGGAGACCCACGACGCCAAGCTGTACCTCGCGGCCCTGTCCGCCCGACTGGAGATGGAGGCGTGGGTGCAGTACCGGGCCCAGCGCATCGACATCCAGGACGGCCGGAAGTTCGCCATGGAGGGCTCGCCGGTCCTGCGCGAGCAGTGGAGGTGCCACGAGCTGCACGAGGGCGTGAAGCCCCGTGTGGCCCCCTGTAACCAGATACTGCTGACGGACACCCAGGTGGCCCTGCTGATGGGCCTGGACCCCGGTGACGTCTACGAGGTCATCGAGAGCGCCGAGGCGGAGTACCAGACCATCGAGGTCGACTGGTACGTCCCGGAGATCGGCCAGATCGGCGCGGTGGGCCTGTTCCACCTCTCCGACGTCTCCAAGGCCGCCTGGACGCGGGACGGCCGTCTGGCGATGTACGAGAGTCGTACGGAGCCCAACGGGTAGATTCACCCCAGGGTAGTAGCGGGCCGCCTCCCTGGCCCTACGCCGAGAAGCCCCCTCATGGGTCCACTCCGTGAGGGGGCTTCGTCGTACGTACATACGTAGACGTTAGTCCTTGTAATTACGTGAGAATCAGGTATCGTCAGTAGTAGAGGGCTGAACCACTCCAACAGGCCCCGCGCGAAAGGCTCCCCAGCCATGACGATCCGCAACACCCACGACCTGGCCACCATGGTGATAGACGGTCAGCCGATGCTGGCGGCCATCCCCCACTTCAGCGTCCTGGACACCGTCTCCCTGGACGAGTCCGTGATGGCGCGCTTCCGGGCCAAGGTGCAGATCCCCGAGGACCCCGACGAGTGCCACCTGTGGGGCGGCGCCCCGTACAGGGACGGCTACGGAGCCCTGTGGACCCCGGCGGGCATGATCCGCGTCCACCGCCTCCTGTACCGCTCGGTGGCCGGGCGGATCCCCGAGTTCGTCTTCATGGAGCACGGCCGTCGCGAGGACGTGATAGTCGGCCACACCTGCCACGACCGGGACCTGAGCTGCCGGGGAGGCCGCAAGGACCCGCACCGCCTCTGCGTCAACGAGCGCCACCTCGCCCTCCAGACCCGGACGAAGAACATCCTCCAGGGCCGCCGGTGGTTCGTGGAGAGCCCGGAGAACCTGGAGATGGCCGCATGACCCGGCAGGAGGCCGTAGAGGCCGTGGAGCGCATCGAGAGGTCCCTCACGGACCTGGCCCAGATCGACTACACGAAGGTCTTCGAGGCCGACCTGCGGATGCACGAGAAGGACATCGTCTTCCTCGCCTCCGAGGCCGCCGCCGTGTACTTGGAGATGAAGCAGCGATGACCATCAACACCGTCGCGGTCCAGATGGACTGGAACGACATCCCGAACATTCGGGAAACCGTCACCATCACTCCCATGAGCGACATTCAGCAGGATCCCGCCAAGGGCATGGCCCACATCATCGCCAAGGACGCCCTGGGCCGGACTCTGAGGTACATGGGCGTCCTGGCCGCCGGAAGCGTCCTAATGAGCCTCCTGGCCGCTGCCCAGACCTACCAGGACATCCAGCACGAGATGGACCAGCAGGACCAGCAGATCAGCCGTCTGAAGGGCGAGACCCACTACGGCGAAGGAACCAGCACCTTCTACACCCAGGGAGACGCCCCGTGAGCGCCAAGACCCAGCCCCGCAAGAAGCGCAGCCGCCGGACCATACAGGTCTTCCTGTGCCGGGCCTGCGGAACCGAGATCGGCATCAGCGCCAAGCACGACGAGCTGCACGCCGACAAGGGCTGGGACAAGGTGGAGATGGAGCCGGACGAGCTGGACTGACCACATGAACCACCGCCAGAGAGGCGAGCCCCCGGGTGACTTCGGTCCTCGGGGGCTTCGCTGTGTCTCAACGGCCCTGCATACTGACTAACGTGGCAGAACGACTAACTAACGCACCTAACCGACGGACTAACGATTCCCCCAACTATCCCTGGAGCGAATGGGCCGACGGCTCCTGGTGGTCCGCCTCCTGGGGCCGGGACTTCGTCTGCTCCCTGTCCAGCTTCAGGGCGCTGGTCTACCAGACCGCCAAGGCCCGGGGAACCAAGGCGGAGACCCGGCTGCTCAAGGAGAAGCGGATAGTGCAGTTCCGCATAGAGCTGCCCGAGGAGACCACTGAACCTAAGGAAGTGACCGCGTGACGCTGGGACCGAACACGCACCGCTGGGCAGGCCACGACTCCCAGATCGCCTACGAGACCGAGCGGGTCTACAACCTGAAACTGGCCGGGAAGAGCCATGCCGAGATCGCTCAGATCATGGGCATCTCCAAGGGCACCGTCCACAACCGCTACGAGGCCGCCAAGGCCCAGCGGATCTACCCGAAGGTGGACGAGTACCGGCAGATCCAACTGGACCGCCTGGAGCGCCTCCTGAGCCATCTGTCGTCCAAGTGCGCCGAGGGCAACACCAGCGCCATCGCACAGGCCATCGCCATCCACGACCGCATCGCACGCCTGCTGGGCCTGGACAGCCCGATCAAGGTGGACGCCACGGTCACGGAGACGACCCAGGAGGACATCGCCCTCGCCGCGATGATCCGGGAGGCCAAGGCCAAGAACGCCGCCGAGGAAGCCCGGTTGAAGGGTGCCAAGTGATCAACGAGGACTCATCGTCCGAGCATGACGTCCGGATCCAGTGGACCGACCCCGACACCGGTACGCGAGAGTCGGCCATAGTCCACTGCGAGGACCCCGAGGAGGCCGCCAGGGCCGTCTCCCAGTCCGTGGGTGTCCCGGTCCTCTACAAGGTCCTCAGCGGCCCTGGGGCGGACTGGAGGGAGTGGCTGGAGGCCGACGGCACGAACGTCTACGAGATGACGATCGAGCGGGACACCGACGATGACGACGAGGAGCCCTGGGAGGACATGTGAGCTACCTGGAGGGCGCGACCGCCGAGACGTTCGATTTGGACGAGTACCTGTCGTCCGTTGACGAGCGTCTCCTCGCCGTGCCCGAGGGCCGCCGGGAGCTGACCCGCCTGGATCCGCTCCTGTTCGCCCTGCTGTACATGCCGCACCACCTCAAGGGCGACGAGACCCAGGGCCAGATCACCTTCTCCGACGCCCACCTGGACTGGCTCAGGATGGCCAGGCGCTGGATCCGTCCGATCTCCGAGCCCATGGAGCAGCGCGACGCCTTCATTGCCCCTCGGTCCACGGGCAAGTCCACGTGGTGGTTTCTGCTCCTGCCGATGTGGGCTGCGGCCCATGGCCACCTGAAGTTCGTGGCGGCCTTCTCGGACAGCACCACCCAGGCCGAGCTGCACCTGTCGACGTTCAAGCACGAGCTGGAGACCAACGAGCTGCTGCGGATGGACTTCCCCGACCTGTGCTCACCGGCCACCCGGCACCGGGGGCAGACCCTTAGCGACACGAAGGGAATGCTCATCACCAAGGCGGGCTTCGTCTTCGGGGCCAAGGGCATCGACTCCGGAGCCCTCGGCATGAAGGTGAAGGAGCAGCGGCCCGACTGTCTGATCCTGGACGACATCGAGCCCGGCGAGGACTCCTACAGCGCCTACCGGGCCGAGGGACGCCTGAAGACCTTCCAGGACGTCATCCTGCCGCTGAACGTCTACGCCCGGGTCATCATGGTCGGCACCGTCACCATGCCCGGCTCGATCGTCCACCAGCTCGTAAAGCACGCCGCAGGACGCGAGACGGCCCCGTGGATCGTGGAGGAGAACATCCAGGTCCACCATTACCTGCCGATCCTCACGAGGGACGACGGGACCGAGCGGAGCATCTGGCCCGCCAAGTGGTCGCTGGAGTACCTGCTGTCCATCCGGCATACGCGGAGCTTCGCCAAGAACTTCCTGTGCGATCCGCTGGGCAACGACGGCGGCTACTGGACCACCGAGGACATCCGGTACGGCCAGATGGAGTGCACGCACCTGCTGCTGTCCGTGGACCCGACGATGACCACCAAGACCACGAGCGACTACACCGGTCTGGCCGTCGTGGGCTACAACCACTCCCTGAGGCGCTGTGTGGTCCTGGAGGCCCTGGAGGTCAAGCTGACCGGCGCAGCCCTCACACAGCGGCTCCTGGGGCTCCTGGAGGCCCACCAGGGGATCGGCATGGTCCTCGTGGAGACGAACCAGGGCGGCCCCGAGATCTGGCGTGAGATCCTCAGTGGACTGCCCGTACCGGTTCGGACGGTGGCCCAGAAGGCCAAGAAGGAAGTACGGGCCGGACAGGCTCTCAACCACTATCAGCGAGGCCGGGTGCTCCACGTGCGACCTCTCCCGGCGTTGGAAGCCCAGATGGTTTCCTTCCCACGGGTCGCCCATGACGACGTCGTGGACGCGGTGGTGACGGGAGTGAACTACTTCCTGAGCCCCGAGAAGCGGCCCAAGGCGTCGGCCACGACTGTCAACTGGGCAGCGTGACGTGGGATGATCACGGAGATTCGAGGAGGTCACATGAGCGACCTGATGACGGGACTGCGGGAGCTGGAGAAGTCCAAGGACGACTACCTGGCCGCCGAGCAGTACTACGAGGGACGGGCACCGGAGATCTTCGCCTCCATCCGCCTGCGCCGAGCCCTTGCCCGGACCGGCACGTCCTTCAAGTTCAACTTCGCCCGCATCCCGGTGGACGCCGTGGTGGACCGCCTGGAGCTGAACTCCCTCACGTCCACGGACAAGCAGGCGAACCTGGCTCTCCAGGAGCTGTGGGACGACAACCAGCTCGACCTGGAGGCCCCGAACGTCCACCGCAGGGCCGAGGAGTTCGGCGACGCCTACCTCATCATCTGGCCCAGCCCGGACGACGACGGGGACGGGGATATCGACGTCGATATCTTCTACAACTCGCCGATGCACTGCCGGATCGTCTACGACCCGGAGAACCCCCGCAGGAAGCTGTTCGGCATCAAGCACTGGTGCGAGGCCGAGCAGATGCGGGTCAACCTCTACTACCGGGACCGCATCGAGAAGTGGGTGACGCGCGACCCGAAGGCCAAGGGAGACCGCGAGGAGGACTGGGTCGAGTACCTGGACGCCGACGACCCTGCCTGGCCCCTGCCCAACCCGTACGGCAAGATCCCGATGTTCCACTTCCGGACGGACCGCCCCTACGGCACGCCGGAGCACAAGCAGGCGTACGGGCCCCAGGACGTCATCAACAAGCTCGTCATCACCCACTGCTCGACCATCGACTACCAGGGCTTCCCGCAGCGCTACCTGCTGGCCGACGGGGACACGGACTCCAACGAGATCGCCGAGGACCTGCCGTTCCCCTTCCCGGCCGCCCTGGATACCGACGAGTCCCAGTACGCCGACGGAGCCCTGGACTGGCCCAGGACCACCACGGCCCGCGAGCCCGAGAAGTCGTCCCTGGGAGCCGACCCTGCGGACGTGTGGTGGCTGAAGAACGTCAAGAGCGCCGGGCAGTTCGCCGTGGCCGACCCGAAGGTCTTCACCGACCCGATGGACCGGTACGTCAAGGCGATGGCCCAGGTGACCACCACACCCTTCCACTTCTTCGACTCCACCGGCGACGCCATCTCCGGCGAGTCCCGGCAAGAGGCGGACCTGCCCTTCACCAAGAAGGTCCGCAACCGGCAGATCTCCTTCGGTGCCACGTGGCGTGAGGCGATGGAGTTCGCTCTGCTGGTCGCGGGCTTCGAAGGGGCCACCGTCCGGGTCCAGTGGGCTTCTCCGACCCGTGTGGACGACCTTGCGGGCTGGCAGACCATCAAGGCGAAGGTGGACGCGGGCGTTCCCCTCAAGCAGGCGCTCCAGGAGGCGGGCTACACCGCTGAGCAGGTCAACGAGTGGCTGCCGGACGATGGCGACCTCCTGGGCCGCATGGCGCTGTTCACCCAGGTGGCCAACGCCGCCAAGACCCTGGGCGACGCCGTGGGCACCGGTGTGGTCTCCGAGCAGCAGGCCAAGCAGATCATCACTGAGATGCTCCAGGGCCTGTTCGGTGAGGAGATGGTGCCCGACCCGGTGGACCCGGAGACTGGTCTGCTCGTTGAGGAGCCGGAGGACACCGAGACCGACGAGGAGACCGTGGGAGACCCGGAGGCCGAGACGGCTCCCGTTCCCGCGTGATCATCCCCTAGACTCACGTACATACATACAAGTCCCGTGAGGGACATCGGCTCCGCGAGGAGGCAGTACATGCAGCAGCACGAGGACGGCACCGCTCCCATCTCCAACGCCCCGTGGGCGATCCTGGGATACCGGGCGGACGGCCGACCCATCTTCCCCATCGCCGGTGGTGCAGGCCCGCTGAACGACAGCGGAGCCGACGACGAGGGCCTCGGAGACGACGGGGACGACGAGTCGGACGACGACGGCGACGAGGGCGAGGACGACTCCTGGGAGCCCCCGACCAAGGCCGAGTTCGAGGCCATGCAGGCCAAGCTCAAGAAGGCCAACGCCGAGGCCAAGCGGCACCGTCTCGCCGCCAAGCAGACCGGTGCCAAGGCTGAGACCGATGTCGAGAAGGCCGTGGAGGCGGCCCGTGGCGAGGTCGAGGCCAAGTACAAGCCCCTCGTGGTCCGTACCGCTGCCAAGGCCGCTCTGGCCGAGGCCGGGCTCATCGGCAAGCCGGACCGTCTGCTCAAGCTGCTGGACATGGACGCCATCGACATCGATGACGAGGGCGACATCGACGGCCTGGAGGACCAGATCAAGGAGCTGCGGGCCGACTATCCGGACCTCTTCCAGAAGCGCACCCGGGCCGGTCGCGTGAACGGAGCCGACCGTCAGGGCTCCAGCGGGGAGCGGAAGCTCTCCTCGGCCGAGCGCATCGCCCAGATGGCCCTGCGGGGCTGAACGACCGAACGTACATACAGGCGTTCATACGCCAGGTAGCGGGTTGGGTGGACAATGCCCGGCCCGCTACGCACAATAGAGCTGGTTGTCAAGCCCCGTGAGGCGGCGAGACCCGGGTCCCGTGAGGGAGTAGTTGACCTCCAGGCCCGTGATGGACCAGCGAGGCAGAGTCGCAAGAGTCCGTATCTCGCCCCAGAGGAGGCAACCCATGGCACGTAACACCATGGAGGCGTGGATCCCCGAGGAGTTCGACTCCCAGGTCATCACGCGCGTCAACCAGATGAGCGCCGCCGAGGCCCTCTTCCGCAAGGTCCCGATGGGTACCGCCACCAAGTCCGTGCCCCGGTCGGCCGGTATGGGCGTCGCGGTCGTCCCCAAGGGCGGCGCGTACTCCGAGGACCAGTCGGCCAACGACCAGGTCGTCCTCTCCGCGTACAAGTTCGGCTCCGCCGACCGCATCGCCGAAGAGGACATCGATGACTCGCTTGCGGACGTCGTCGCCACCAAGCAGAAGGACTGGGCGACTTCGTACGCCAAGGCCCTGGACAACGCCTGCCTGGCCGTCACCGCCGCGCAGAACGGCACCACGGTCCCGTTCACCTCGGTCTACAAGACCCTGCGCACCACCGACGCCGCGACCGGCTACACGGCCGACGCGAACTACGTCCCCACCGCCGGTACCGGTGCTGCCGCGACCTACGCGCAGCTCTCCAAGGTCGTCGGCGCGCTGGAGACCGGCGACTACTTCGATGAGGCGAACATCGCCGTCATCGCCCACCCGAGCTTCAAGGCGGGCTTCCGAGGGATCCTGGACTCCC